CATGCTAGGTGGTACTTCCGCTCTTGTTGGCGGAGTAAAACCATCTCCCTTCGGAGTTCTAAACGCAACTATCTCATTCGTAGTGTCTGGATAGCTAGGATTGTCACTTTCTTTTTCAGAAAAAGTACAAAGCAAAGTTTTACCTTGTAAGTCTTCTGCGTTAGTAGGTGGTGTATCAAGACCAACAGCAGTAAGCAAACGTTTAAAGTCAGAAGCTGCGTAGCCTCTAATAAGTTCTTGCTTTTCTGCATCATCATTCTTATACCAAAGGCTAAAGTATTTTCTAACAATCCAACCATTAAACTTTGGCTCGTTATGTACCTTAACTTCTAGCTTGATACTTTCATTACCAGCAGCTGACACGTGTTTAGTGCATTCGCTGATAATACAATTATAATCACCTTTCGGTATATAAGAGGATGACTCCTCTTCCCTAGACTCTACGTTTGTAAAATCAATTCCATCAAAGTCAGACATTATGCTTCTCCTTTAAATCCTAACTTGTTAATAATATGTGATAGGTTAGGTTCCTCTAAGGCTTCTAACTTACCACTCCTGTCCTTAGCAATATAATTAGCGCCAAGAGTTGTTTGCAACCAACGTTCGGTTGTCTTGTTTCCTTTTTCATCTTCGGTATCAAATGTTCTCAAACATAACACTTCATCAAAGAAGTAAGGAATTTGCGTAGGCAGTTTAGCTCCAACCATCATCGGTTGATAGTGCAACATACCTGTAGCCTCATCTCGTACCTCTTGCTGTTTAGCAATAAATACAACATGTATTGGAAGGTCCCTAAATCTACGCATCGTTTTAGTCATTATTTGAATAACCTCTCCATACGCTTTTCTTGGGTCCTTGCTTTTCTTCAACTCGTTGCCCAGAACAATCTCTGACATTTCTGTCACGCTGTCTAAACAAACAGTATCGTAGTCTAACTTGCCACTTTCTAATAGCTGTGCAATTTCTTCTATCTCAGCTGCTTCTTTGACTTCAATAGCAGTCACGTTCTTAGCATCTTTAATAGATAAAAGGCCAGCTTCCATACTGACGACAAGAGTTTTTCCTGGAACGGTCTGACAAAGAGTTGTTTTACCAGCTCCAGAGATTCCGTAAACCAAAAGTTTGGCACCTTGCAATTCGACCAAATCGCTCGGGCTTTTTATACGACTTAAAATATCGCTCATATCATTTCTCCTAAAGATAAAATAATAGTATACAGATAAAATTTATAACTGTATACTTTTAGTTCAAAATAAATTTATTACAGAAAGCAACTATGAGCGAAGTCAATAAAAATCAATGGAAAGTGAATTATTTATACAGGCTACAGCAGTTATGTAATAAAGATTTAGAATCTTTATATGCTAACAAACTAGAGCCAGAATACAAGGAGAGAGAAGTGAAACGTATATCTTTAAAAGATTATATTGCCTATATAGGCAACGCTGGAGCGGCAAAATTATTTGAATGCTCTGAAGCAACAGCAAAGTCCTGGAGATATGGTAGGCGTCAACCGTCTATTAAACAGGCTAAAAAGATAATCAAAGCAGCAGATGGAAAGCTAGACTTTGAATCTATCTATGGACCACTTGAAACTACTTTTGAAGAATAGCAGAAGTGTTCAACGTCAAAGCAACAGCAGAAGACTCTGCGTTGGATTTAGCGCTTGCCTATGCAGAATCAGGTTTTAGTGTAGTACCTTTACTACGCCATAATAAAGTTCCGCCTAGAGAACTTGGAAGCTGGGAAAGATTTAAAAGCGAACAACCAACGACAGAAGAAATAACGAAATGGTTTCAAGGCCGCGATGATTTAGTCGTAGCTTTAGTGACTGGAAAGTTTTTAGTTATAGATGCAGATACTCCAGAGGCGGTCACGTGGGCTGCTAATAATTTACCTGTCACACCTTTAAAGGTAGCTACTGGTAAAGGTATGCACTATTACTACAACAACCCAGAAAATTTTACAACTTATGTCGCTCGTAGAGTTGCTGATTACGACCCAGCAAAACTTATTGATATAAGAGGCGTCGGTGGCTTGATTATCGCCCCCTATAATATTCATGCTACTGGCGCCATCTATGAACCCCAAGTAATACCAGGTTGGGAATTGCATGATACAGGTGACTTGCCAGACTTCTCTCGCGAAGATTGGGTAAAGGTGACTGGCGCAGATAAAATAAACGGAAAACCTATAGCGACACCTCTCTCTCTTGAAGCCGCTGCAGAAGGAAGCCGTAATGATACTGCAGCTAGATTGGCAGGTTATCTGATTGCTAAGGGATTGAATACAGACTTCACTCAATTCTTTTTGCAGTCTTGGAACAGAAGCAATAAACCACCCCTAGAAGATTCAGAGATAGCTACAACAGTTAACTCTATTATGAAGACCCATGAGCGTAAGAACCAAGCTGCTCCAAGTTATATATCTAAGAACAGGGTTATTAAAGAACCAGCAGAACTTTATAACCCTCCAGGAATTATTAAAGACATCTATGAATATTCAGAGCAGATAGCTCAGATATCTCAACCAGCTTTGAGTTTACAGTCAGCGTTAGGAGTTGGCTCTGTAGCTGCTGGTCGTATGTATAAGTCAGATATGAATAACTTTTCATCTTTGTATTTCATGTGTATTGCTAAGTCTGGTCAGGGTAAAGAAAATACCAAGACAGTTATTGAATCTGTATTAGATAACTCTGGACATATAGATTTAATGGCTGGGGATGGTTATACATCAAGTGGAGCTGTCTATAGTTTGCTTCGTCATAAACCAACTCACATTACTGTAATGGACGAGTTTGGTAAAAGATTAGAAAGTATAGCCAAGTCATCGAACTCTAATAAAGAAGACGCCCTGCAAGCTCTGATGGAAGCCTGGGGCCGTTGTCACGGTACTATCAGACCAGATAACTACTCTCTTATGAATATGTCTAGCAAGCAACAGCAAGAAGCTATGGATAGGTCAACAATTAAACCAGCTATAACACTTATGGGTATGAGTGTTCCAAAGAATTTTTACGGTGCTTTATCTACAGGCAGAATTGTAGATGGATTTTTAAATAGGTTTATTGTTGTTGAGTCTAAGCTTCCTAGAGTTGTTGGCAAGATGGTGCCATTTAGAGAACCTTCTCACGCTATATGTGAATGGGTTAGAAAGATGCGAGAGACTAAAAATGAAATGGAAGAGCTGGCTAAGAACAATTCAGAGCTAGACTTTAAACAACGCGTGCTTACCTTTGACAACGAAAGCAAAGACTTATTAACTAAACTTGCATACAAATTAATAGAAGAACAAGACGCCCTAGAAAAAGATGGACTAGAGGTATTGCTATCAAGGACTAGAGAAAAGGCTATGAGGTTAGCTTTGATATGTGCTTTGGCTGACAATCATAATACCAATATTATTAGAAGCGATATAACTAAGTGGGCAATTGATTATGTGTATTACTATGACCAATTACTTGTAGATAACTGTGAAGACAAAGTTGCTGGCTCTGAGACAGAGAGTAAGATAAAACAAGTGTTAAGTTTTATTAGGTCGCAAGGAGATATAGGTATTAGTAAGCGTGATATAGATAGGCGTGAGATATTTAGAAGTATGAAGTCATACGAAGTAAAAGAAATTATAGAAAGACTGAAGAACTCTGGAGAAATCCAAGAGAAAGATGTAAAGGTAAAATCAACAGGCAGACCAACAAAACGTATTGTTGCGATTGACCCTGAGTTCTTTGATGATTAAAGGAGTGGAATATGAATCCAAAACCAAAGATGGAAACAATAAGCGACCAGAAACGCGAGGAGCGTGTAGCTGGTTTTATAGAAGGATTGTGGGATGTTAGGTGCAATAAGCTACCAGTATCTTACGGACTAGATTACTGGTGTGAGAGTAGTGATACCTGTTTCTGGTTAGAAGTTAAATGTCGTAGCTTCGGTATAGATAGGTATGACACTTTATTACTTAGCACCTCTAAATTAAGAATGGGTGCAGCTTTATCTTTAGCTACTGGCCATCCTTTTGTCCTGGTATTTGCTATGACTGATAGCGTTTACTCACATACCTGGAAAGCAGGCAAAGAGTATGACGTTAGGTTTGGTACGATAGCAGAGCCTATCTACGAAGAAGACTCAGAGCCATACGTTCACTTAAGTAAAGATGAAATGACTTGTCTATCAGAACACCCGCTAGGATTTGATAGAGAAGAAATGGGTCTAACTTATAATAAAAAGAGTTAGGCTATTTGGTTAAGTCTTTGAGCTATATCTTCGTTAGCTGGAGAGTTTCCTAAAAGGCTTCTGCTAATAGGAGCTTGGCTTTGAGCGCCTAAACTGGTTGGAACAATATCTGGTAAATCTGGTACAGATGCTTTAATTGGTTTTGCTATTTGCTCTACCTGTCCTCTTAGTTCTTCTGCGACAGATTGATTTTCTGGAGATTCTACTTGTTTTCTAAGTTCTTCCATAATACCAGCTTCTGCTTGTCCTGCCTCTTCTTGTATACTTTGAGCTGCAGTTAATCTTAAAGCTTTCTCAAAAGCATCTATTACTTGTAAAGTTGAACTTGTATCTGTTCTTGCCATAAGTCTAACAATTTTTGGGTTAGACATAACGTTTGCAAAAACTTTTAAGCCAACAATAGTTGGAAGTAAAGATATATTAAGAGCTTGCGCACCGATAGCTCCAGCAACAATACCACCAGCTGTTAATCCTTTAGAAGCTCCTACTTGTAAATCTAATGATTGTTGGAATGCTTTAAATGCAAGCAACTGGTCTTTACCAAACATAGCTTCAAGAGTTTCATCTCCGTATGATTCCATAGCATTTTTAAATTGATTAGGTTTAAAAATATCTGTAAGTTTTGCCGTTGATTTTAGCGAACCAACACTAACAGCATCAGTAAGTAATTGTCCTAAAGCATTTTCTCTAACTTTAGCAAAAGTTGCTGGCTCTAAAGTATTTTTTAAGTAGTTAATATCTACAGCAGATTGAGGTCTAAATATAGAAGCTACAATTCTTTCTGGAGTTTCTTGATTAACAGTCTTCATAAATGCAGACTTAGAAAGTTTTTCTGCATCTGCTGCTAATACTGCTTTGTCTCTTAGTGTTTTTAAAATAACATTTGCTGTATCTAATTCAGGATAATCTGCAACCATTTTTTGCGTATCAAAACCTTTATCGCCTGGGAAGAAGTCAGGCTCTCTTCCTTCTATTTGTGCCTGAGTTCTTTGTTGAGAAGGCTTGGCCATTACAAATTGAGATGGGTCTTCGTCTAAAGCTCTAAAGAAACTATCTAAATCTTTTTTGTTTATTTTTGGATTTAGTCTGGTTATTTCTCTAAGTAGTTGTATGTTTTGTTCATACTTGGCTCCAAACAAAGGTCTTAAAGTATCTTCGTATTTTAAAATGTTTGTACTAAATTGCGCTGGTTTTAATAATCCTGTTGTTTGGTCGGTGCTTTTTTTAATAACATTTTGCATTAATAATTTAGCCATTTTTCCTCTAAACATATCTTTTTGACCTGGGGCTATGTTTGATAAAATCTGGTCAACGATTCTAGAGTTGTTTGGACCGTCAATGAAAGCAAACATTTCATCTGGATTGCCCTGTCCTTTGTTAAATTTAATATCATTAATAACTTTTTGAGCTATGGTGTTATCAAATTTTTGCATTCCTTTTCTATATTCTTCTTTGGCTTTTCCAAATGCCTTTGCTGCATTCATGGCAGCTGTTTTATTTGCTCCCTCTACTCCCGCAAAAGCTCCTTTGCTTAAAAAAGCTTTTCCACTAGCAATATCTTTAAATAGATTATTTATTTCTTCAGATACTTCTTTCATTACCCTGTAGCTTGTTCCGCTTGTAGCACCTTTTTGACCTAATACGCTTAACAATGACTTAACTTCACTTTGAGCTTTTATTAATTGTTCTAAGTTTTCAATGTTTCCACCCTCTGCAAGTTCTTTTAAATAAGTAACTGGTTTTCCTTGATATTTAAACAATACATCCTCAACGTCTGCTCTATTTAATATTTCTTTAAATACGCTACTGTAAGCTTTGACTTGATTTTGTATTGCTGGCATAGCTCCTGCTTCTGCTAATGCCTTGTCAGATGCTGCATATAATTTATTTTTACTTGTATGCCAAGTTTTGTAAGATGACCCAATTGAATCCATGAGTTCTCTTTTTAAAGCAGAACCAGAAACTTCTCCTAGGCCTTGAACTGTATTCATTTCGTTTAACATCTTCTTTAAAAGCTGGTCTAACTTTTGGTCAGAAAGATTCATTGCTTTATCAAATGCAGTAGTGGCAGCTTTTAATTCCTGTCCAGCAACCTTACCTACTGCTCCAGCAGAAATAAAATCATCTATAGTAGCGTCTGCATTTCCTATGGATTTAAAGAAATCATCCATTTGAGCTACCAAGTTTGCACTTGCTCTTTTTTCTCTTGCACTTGCACCTGTTACTGCTTCAGCAATAGACTGACCTCTTGATGGAATAGTTCTTCCCAAAGCTGCTTGAGTAACAATACCTCTTGGAAACTTAGGTTTTATTTTTTGTTGTTTAAATTCTTTTAAAACTTCTTTTCTAGTAGCCTTAAAATTAGGGTCGGTTATATTTTTTTTAACTGCTATTTGTGCGTCTACCTTGGCTACATCTCCTAAATCGTAACCATCCATAATAAAACGAGAATCTCTTACGTTACCGTTTGTTGCAGTTCTGCCAAAATATGTTTTAAAAATACCACCTAAAACTTCAACAGAACCTTGAGCAACGGTTCCAAGGACTACTTCGTCCCTTAACATTTTTCCTACTTCTTCTTCGTTTTGTAGCTGCACACCTCTAGCAATTTCGTTTGATTCTTCTACTGCTTTACCAATACCAGAACCAGCTCCAACTAATAAAGCTCTTCCTACTCTAGATTCTAAGGCACCTTTTAACCATTTTATACTTCTAAGATATGGGTTAACCGCTGCAATAGCTCCTAATACAGGTCCAGCATATCCAGCTAAATCTGCATAATCTCCAGCTGTGCCTGCTTTATTTTCGTCAATCACAATATTTTTATTAGATGGTTTTAAACCTAAAGCTGCTTGAGCTGCAGGTGTTAAAGCAAGGCTATTTTTTGAGTCTCTTACATAGCCGCTTGAGCCAATACCAGGGAAGTTATTTAATACGTTTTCTTTTTCAGATACGTATTGACCATCTTCTCTATAAAAGTCTTCAGCTACAGCTAGCTGCGCTCTTAAGGCATTGTTTTGTATACCTGTTTCGTAGTCAAAATAAACTTTGTCATATTCTATAGAGCCTTCTCTTTTTGCAATTACAGCTCTAGCTTTTGCTTTAGCATCTTCTGGATTATCAGCGTTTACTCTAACTACAACTCCTTCGGCTAACTTGACATCATACTTTTCCATTATTTACTATCATCTATAAATATGCCGCCTGGTTCAGGGCTTGATGCAGCTGCAGATGCGGATGCTGGACGTTGTAAGTTATAATTCAATTCATCATTTAAAATCATCAAAAGTTCAATATCATCAAAAATAGATTTTGGGTCATATCCAGCTATAAATTTTGCATTAGCTTTAATATTTCTTTGAGATAAAGATTTTTTAGTAGTAATTGAACGTAAATTTTCTTCTAATTTAAATTTCATAGTTCCAACACTATCTTCTGGGTCAAACAACCTTAAACTACCCATAATTTTTTCAGCTATTTGCCTATCAATATTAGATATGGTTCTTCCTGACTCACCTAATATTTCTTTAATATCTCTATTTGTTAAAACTTTTAACATAGCCTTAGCTCTTCTTCCTGGTTTCATTTTTTCAAAGTCTTGAACACTTGACACACCAGCAAAATTTAAAAACTCATCTACAGTAGTTCCTATTTTACTTGCAAAAGAAGTAATATTTTGAGCTGGATTTGATAATATTCCTAAAATGCCAGTTGTTAACTCTTCTGCTGCAATAGCGTTATTATAATCTTTTATATAATCGTTTAAACTTTCTTTAGATTTTAAAACTTTTTCATTATCTCCAACACTTAACCCACCTGCTGCAGCCAACTCTGCTTCTCTTTTAGCGTCTAATTGTTCTTGCAACTGCCTTTCTTCTGAAGCTGCGGCACTACCAACTCCAATACCTTCTGCAATATTGCCATATTGAGTCAAAGCTTTACCAACATTTCTCATCATTCTTAGGTTAGCGTCGCTGTTAAATGCGTTGCCAAGTGTTTTAAATAATTGTCCCGCTTGGTCATTTTCACTTGCTACTGTCATTCCTTGAGGTAAATCAGCATCTTTTTCATCTTCACCCTTATCTTTTTCATCTTTACCAGCAACATCTCCAGTACCAGCTGGGTCTGCAGATGTACCTGTTGCGTCGCCGTCCTTAGTTGAAGTTTCTTCAGTTGTAACAACCCCATCCTTTTCTTCAATAGGTTTAGCTTCTTCTTTTGCTATTTCTTCTAAATCTTTTTCTACTGTTCCCGTAGAAGAAAATACAACTATGTCATCTAAAACGCTTGGTAATTCCCCTCCTGTACTAGCGTATACTTCTGGACTCATATTTGATGCTGGGCCACCAATTGCAGTTGGAAAAATATCTTCATACTGTCCTGAGCCTTGCTCTCTTGCTCTTAATTCAGCATCTCTTCCCAGTAAAATACCTCTTAATGTAGGGTCGGTAAAAGGTTTTTTTACTAAATTATAAAGACCTTCTATGCCTTCTTTTGCAAAATCTATTCCATATTTTGTAGCCATATTTAATTCTGCTCCTGGGCTTACAATTGTACTAGGGTCAGCTCCAACCCTTATACTTTCTTCAGGAGTTAAGGTTGATGACCTTCCTCTTGCAATATTTTCTACAATAGTTGCTAGATTAGTTCCATAATCTACGTTTGGATTTAATAATAATCCAGTAATTATTCTGTCATTTTCTGAAGATAAGCTTTCTGCAAATTTAACTGGGTCTATTTGATGAACAATGCCATCACTTGTTCTATATTCATTTGGTCCTAGTCCAGTATCTGCTCCAATTTCTGCAATTTCTGGAAGACCATCTTCTTGAGGAGCTAAAGAAACTTTTTCTAAACTAGGCTCAATTACACTTATATCTGTACTTGGCTTAGGGGCCATACCAACAATACTTCTTGCTTCTTCTTCACTTAGGTCAAAGTTCATCATTATAGCTGTAACCATACCTTCATTATCAAAAAGCCCAGCAGTTGCTTCCATATACCTTCTTATGTCTTCTGGTATCATCGATATATCAGCCTCACTTGGAAGCTCTGGAGATGCTGCACCTACAGGAAAACTTGGATTAATTGTTGTATCACCTTGCTGATTAGCTAAAGTTGTAGTTTCTTGCATCTCTACAAAAGGATTAATATTGCCAGCAAACTCATCTGCTCCAGGGCTTGCTATAGCTGGATTAACACTACCACCTAAAGCGTTGACAGCAGATTCAATAACAGCCATCGGTACCTCTGGCAACATTTCTTTAATATCTACAGAGTTAAATCCTTGACTAACGTAGTAGTTAATTAGATTTGGTATATCAATCATTTTGCTAGGAGATTGATTGGCGTTTGCCACATCTCCGTTTGCGAACATTCTTCTGTTAAGTATATTCATATTAAACGCTAAATCCGCCTTTCTTCAAATAATCTAATGCTTCTTGACTTAAGCCACCTTGTTGTCCTTGACCAGCATTTGCGTAGTTAGTATAAGTATTCATAAATGTACCTAATCCTTCTGCTAATGGGTCCCTAGGCATACCGTAAGTAGTTCTAACATTTGAACTACCTCCTTGATAACCTGGAGCAAATCCTTGAACAAAACCAAGAGCTTTCATCGGAGCAAATCTATTTCTTTCATCTGCTTGATACATCGCATCTATTTCAGCTTGCTTCATATCTCTAGACATTCTATCGTAGTCCATCAACTCGCTTCTTTCATCTCTACCCATTTGTTGATATAAGCCACCTAATCTACCCATATCGCTACCGTACGAAGCGTAGTCTCTTCCAAGACCGCCTAGGTCTGAAGATATACCTCTTATATCTCCTGCTGCAGTTCTAGCT